AAAGGAATTGCAGGAATAGAGGATAAAGAAAATCTTTCCTATGTTTCTATAGGTGATCATATCGTCGGCCCTTGGTTTGAAGAGAATGCAAAACTTGGTAATATTGCAGAAGAAGATGTGAAACATTCTTATTACATGTCAAGAATCGTACCTAAACATCTTGCAGCCCATTCATTAACTGAATCGGGTTGTCAACCAAAATTTATGGGTGGTAATCATTTTCATCACAATGGAAAACGAATCTACACACCTAAAGAGATGGTAAGGTTAATGACTTTACCTAATGACTATAAAATGACTGGAGACTATGACGACAAGGGAGCAAGAATCGGATTGATGGTTGCACCACTTTGTATGTATCGTCTAGTCGAGGAAGTCAAACAACAGATATTGGAACCATGGAATATACAACAACAACAGACTTAGGATTTAAAGACACATTCAAAAAATGGAATGGTAAGTATCTTACAGAAGATTCTTACGATACTGTTATATCATCTATTGAATACGATGGTGATGTTATCAAAATCTATAAACCTCATGGTACACTCATGGGTAAAACATTACTTGCATGTATCGTAAAGAAAGCATACAAGGGTAAAGTATATCAAACAGTTAAAGACACTCTGTTCTCAATAGATGACACATCTACAATGAGAGCAAACGCTGCAGGCCCCATTGATCACGATGCCATGAAAGCAAAAGGATTAATCGAAGGTAAAGATTATGTCCTTAGAACACCTAACAGTTATTACCCTCTAAAGAAGAACGGTGAGTTCAATCGTATTGCAGAAGCAAATGAGATTCATTCTGTATTGATCGGTTATAAAAGAGGAAGGTTCACTGGTATGATCAAAGCTAGTGGATGGATGCAAAAGAAATCTAATGCAAAAAAATTAGAAGCATTATCACAGATTGCAAATGTCAATGAGGAAGCATTGAAAAATGCAGTTCCCGAAGTATACAACTTACAAAAAACCTTTGCAGACAATTGTATAGACAAGAAGTATCACATTGGTGGTTCACCGATGACAGCCTTATCTGCAAACAAGTACTCCACAGGTGGGACAACAAAGATGTCTGCTCACTTGGATGGTAAAGATTTAGAATTCGGTATGACTACAATGTGTGTATTCCGTATCGGAGAATTCGATGGTGCATACTTATGTTTCCCTAGATATGGTATTGCTATTGAAGCAGATGATGGAGACGTACTGATTGCAGATTCAAATGAATTGCATGGTGTAACACCTATCACTGGTGAAGGAGTGCGACTATCATGTGTTGCGTACTGTGACGAACATGTTGCAACTATGGGTGAAGCAGGTAAAACTGAGAAACCTATCGGCCCCCATGCAGGAAACTATGAAGAGAAGGGTACACTAGGAGATTTTTTATGAAAATAGTTATTACAGGTTCAAGAGGTTTTATAGGAAAATATCTACGAAGTGCTTTAGATAAACATAATATTGTAGAATGGGATACTAAGATAGGTAAAGACATAAAAGATTTTTATTTAGATGGTGATGAAGATTTTGTTATCCATCTTGCTGGTCTAATCTCACCAAGAGATTCTATTAACGAACCACACGATTACTGGTTGCAAAATGTAGAATACAGTAAAAAAATATTTGATACATGTAAAGATGTTCCAATGGTTTATGCTTCTAGTGCAGCTGCAAAAGAATATTGGAGAAGTCCATATGGAACAACTAAAAAAGTTTTAGAAACACTTGCACATAAAGGTCATGTTGGATTAAGATTTGAAAGCATCTATGGTGATGGTGCCTCAGATATAGGATTAATAACTAGAATCAAAAATGGAACTATTAAGTACCATACAAACCATATAAGAGACTTTATTCATATAGATGATATTATAGGTGCTATCTTATTGTTTATCATGCAAGGAACACGAGATGCACTACCATATTATGAAGTTGGAACTGGTAAAGAACATTTAGTTTCAGATGTAGTAAAACATTTCGGAGTAGATGTTCCCGAAAAAGAAGGGGATGATATTGAAATATTTCGTAGTATTGCAGATATAACAGAAATGGAAAAGTTAGGATGGAAAGCAATGAGGAGTGTGTATGATTGATTTAGTTATTTGTACATATCAAAGATTGGATAAACAGACCACTCTTGGAAACATTCCAAAAAAGTTTAGAGATAACGTAACTTTAGTTGTTCAACCCCAAGAGGAAGCTGAAGCACGAAAAGTTCATCCAAATATATTTGTTCTTGATGGTGATAACATTGGTTATGCAAGAACTATCGAACAAACAACAAAAGAGTTTGCAGTTAATCGTAATAATCACTTTTGGTTATTTGATGATGATTTAAGGTTTGTATATAATGAAGAAACAGAGTATCAAGTAACAGGCAAGAAACACACGTTTACAGAGCAACATTTTGAACAAATGTTAATAGATATTGAAAAAGAATTAGATTCTGGCTTGATGCATGGTGCATTAGGAACCACTTGGAATTTCCCTTGGGGAAAACTTCCATACATTGAAAATAGTAGAATGTCGGGAAACAAAGTATACAATAAAAACCTTGCAAAAATATGGAACGATATTGACTGGGTTGGATGTTGTGGTGCAGAAGATTTCTATGTAAATCTGCAATTGTTAACTACAGGACATGCAAACAAAGTATGGCATAATTATGTTGTTGACCCCGGCCCGAGTTATCAAGATGGTGGTTGTTCTGAGTATAGAGATGTAGAATTCCATAATAAATCATGTGAAGACCTACAAAAATTATTCCCTGAGTTTGTTAAACTTAGAACCAAAAAAACATTGTCAGGGCCTTGGAAGAACCTAGATAGACTAGGAGCATCTGTGCAATGGAAAAAAGCATATTTGTCTTCTCAAGTGGCAACAATAAAGGATTTCATGTCATAATGAAACCGAGATATACAAATATAGTTAATCCTCTAATGGGTCACACAGGTAACGTGATATACAGGACTGTTATAAATGGGATGCTGATTAAGGTTAAAGAAACCCCAACATCGATTTCATTACATTATGGTGAAGGTGCAATAACTCAAGCATCAATCCTAAAGAACTACCCCGAAAGATTACAATATGATTATGCAAGACATTTAGTACAAGTGGTAAACCACGTTGAATCACCGTCACGAGCATTAGTACTTGGATTAGGTGGTGGAGTCATACCAACATGGTTACATCAAAACACTAAGTGTCAAATTGATGTGGTGGATATCATACCCGACTTAAAGGACATTGCAGAAAAGTATTTTAAAATGCCCTCAGACAATCGAATCAAGGTGATCACCGAAGATGCATACCATTTTGTACAAGACACATTGCTAACAGGGATATATGACATCATAATTGTAGATGTTTGTGATGATACACGGATAGAGAACAAATTCATTTCACCTAAATTCTATGAAGGGTTGAAGAGTATTCTAACACCTAAAGGTCGTGTTGCAATTAATTATTTTGTAGCACCACAAACATATGACGACTACATGATTAGGCTTAAAGATGCCTTCACAAATGTCGTTGAACAGTATAAAAATTTGGAGGGTGGTAAAAACCATATCACAATTTGTAATGACAACACTATTTGAAGATAATGTCTACATGGTTGTAGAGAACCTACACCAGTCTGACGCAGCGATTGAACTTACTGGTGGTGAATGGGACGGACTCGTATACCAATACGGAAAGGTCGGGTTCGAAAATGGCAAACCCAACATAAATTTTGAAAGAACTATAAGAAGACTTCCACATAATGTCGAAAAGACCGAAGAGGAACTTAAGAAACACCTAAATAATGTTGAACTAAAAACACTCATGGGTGACATTCTAGTAGAAGTCATGCAAGCACAAATAAGGAAAGATAATGAACAAAGAAGTACTAAAGGAACAGATTAAGAGACACGAAGGTGAAGTCCTCGAAGTGTATGCAGATTCACTAGGATATTTAACACTAGGTGTTGGCCATCTTATTAAAGAAGGTGACGATGAACATGGTCAAGACGCTGGAACTCCAGTCAGTCAAGATATTGTAGATTCGTATTACGATACAGACTTTGACAAACATGTTTCAGAAGCAATTCATGTGTTTGGAGATGAGGATGCATTCTACCTTTTACCCGAAGATATTCAACACGTGTTAGTAAACATGACATTCAATCTTGGTGCAACTCGTTTGGGCTACTTTAAAGGAATGTTGAAAGCATGTAGAGTCCATGACTGGAAAGAAATGGCAGTAGAGATGGAAGATTCCAAATGGTATGGACAGGTCGGAAGACGTTCGAAAGAACTCCAAGACATGGTTCTTGCCTGTGGATAACATTTTTGCACTAAGACTTCTTGGTGGAGAAACTATTTTAGGTAGGGTAACCACATCACGATTTAGTAGTAAAACAGTCATCGCAGAACCACAACTTTGTATTGTGGAAGTCACTGATGGTAAAATGGAAATCAGTCTTGCACCGTGGAATCCATGGGCAAGAGAGTACAGATTCGAAATCAACAATAGAAACATCGTTACAATGTTTAAGGTTCGACCCAATTTAGAACAGAATTACAAAGTAGCGACAGGAAACAAATAGGAAATATATTATGGACAAAACACGATTACTCAAAGCACTACAATCCCAGTACCAAGGACAAATGGACATTGCACTTGCAAACATTGAAGTCTACATTCACAACCCAGCTGGTATCGGAGAACACCCCGATCTTGCATCTGCCCTCGACACTCAAATTGAAGCCCTCACATCAGCCAGTGAAAAACATGATACGGTTTCCGACTTAATAAAAGATCAAATTCAAACAAAAACACTTGTAGGATAGACCACTTTCTGTTATAATACCAGTATGGATTTCTATACTAATGTATGTCGCACAAGAGACAAAATTCTTGTAAAGGGTTATCAGAACGGTAAGCAGGTCAAACAGACTGTTGCTTACCGTCCTAATCACTACGTCCCATCCACCAAGGGTGAGACTGCATTCCGTTCACTTGACGGCAGACCTCTTGAGGCAGTAAACCTCAGTTCGATGGGTGGTGCAAGAAAGTTTCGTGAATCGTATCAAGGTACTGTTGGATTTGAAATCCACGGCTACGACAGATACATTTACACCTACATTGCTGACCAGTTCCGTGGTGATATCAAGTGGGACTTTAAGACAGTTAAAATTGCAACACTCGACATTGAGTGTGAATCAGAGAATGGGTTTCCCGAACCAACTCTTGCAATGGAGAAGGTCAATGCAATCACAATCAAACCATTTCGTTTCATGGCACATACCTTTGGTATCGGCCCTTGGGATGAGAAACCAGCCAATGTAACTTATCATGAATGTGTTGACGAAGCACAACTGTTAACTGAATTTATCAAGTACTGGAGAAAGCAGTCCTTCGATATTATTACTGGTTGGAATGTAGATTCATTTGATATTACATATCTGTGTAATCGTGTCGATAGGTTATTCGGTGAAGGAGAACACAAGAAGTTCTCTCCATGGAATCAAGTAGATGTCAGAGAATACAAAACCAACTTTGGTAACACTCAACAGAAGTTTACACTGTACGGTGTTAATGTTGTTGACTACATGGACTTGTATAAGAAGAGAACTTTCGTCAACCAAGAATCCTATGCACTGAATCACATTGCCCACATGGAGTTGGGTAAGAAGAAATTGGATTACTCAGAACACGGTTCATTACACGGATTGTATAAGAACGACTATTCAAAGTTCCTTGCATATAATGTACAGGATGTTGTTCTTGTTGAAGACCTAGAAGATAAACTTGGTCTACTAGAATTGACCATGACCATGTCTTACAATGCTAAGTGTAACTATAATGATACATTTGGAATGGTAAAATACTGGGAAACTATTATCTACAACTTCCTCAAAGAACAGGGAATTCAAACCCCACCACAGTCTCTAGGACAACGCAAGACACATCAAATCGTTGGTGCATATGTAAAGGAACCACTGGTTGGTAAACACGATTGGGTTATGTCGTTTGACTTGAACTCACTCTATCCCCATTTGATTATGCAGTATAACATATCACCCGAGACCATGATGAAGAATGGTCTTATGGATGTTGATGTCCAAAAGATTCTAGATGGTAAGGCAGACTTATCCAGTCTAAAGAAACTAAATTTAACAGTTGCACCCAATGGTGTAAAATTCAAAAGAGACAAACAGGGTTTCCTACCCGAGCTCATGGAGAAGTTCTACCAAGAACGTAAAGAGTGGAAAGGTAAGATGATTTCTTATCAAAAGGAACAGGAAGTTTGTACTGATTCAAAACGAAAGAATGAACTTGATGGTCTAATCAAACGAGCATACAACAATCAACAGGTCAGAAAGATTGCACTTAACTCTGCTTATGGTGCATTAGCAAATCAATACTTTGCATTCTTCGACCCAAACCTTGCAGAAGCAATTACCATGTCGGGTCAGTTAGTCATTAAGACTGCAGAGATCACTATCAACGATTGGATGAACAAGGTACTGAAGACTACAGACCAAGATTATGTTATCGCAATGGACACGGACTCAGTATACATCACTTTTGATAAACTAGTGCAACAAGTGTTTCCTGCTGATACACCTAAGAATAAGATCGTAGACTTCCTTGACACCGTTGCCAACGAGAAGATTGAAGGTGTTCTTGCAAAGGGGTATGATGAACTTGCAGATTACACTAACGCATTCCAACAGAAGATGGAAATGGGTAGAGAGGCTATTGCAGATCGTGGAATATGGACTGCAAAGAAAAGATACATCCTTAATGTTTATGACATGGAAGGAGTTAGACTTCACGAACCTAAACTGAAGATGATGGGTATTGAGACAGCAAAGTCCAGTACACCCCAGTGGATTCGTAAAAAGTTGACCGATGCACTTAAGTTGGTCATGAATGGAACAGAACAAGATGTATGGGATTTCGTAGAGAATGCTCGTAGAGACTTTAGAGACCTTCCAGTTGAAAAGGTTGCATCACCTAGAGGTTGCAACAACCTACAACAGTACTCAGACAGGTCAATGATCTATAGTAAGGGTACACCTATCCATGTACGAGGTGCATTACTATACAATCACTACCTCGAAAAGAAGAACATTGACAAGAGATATAACCTTATTCGGAGTGGAGATAAGATTCTGTTTGTGTATCTTAAGCTCCCAAACAAATTTAACGAGAATGTAATATCCTTCTCTAATGTTCTACCTAAAGAATTCGAACTACAGGACTACATCAATTACGATATGCAATTCGATAAGGCATTTATTGAACCACTTAAAGCAATAATTGAATTGATCGGTTGGAATGTTGAACCAGTTGCATCATTGGACAGTTTCTTTGGATAATTTAGTTGAAATAGTATTCACCAAAGATGAGATAGATACCTCTAAAAGAGTTAGAAATTTCCAACAAAATGTCGGAAA